GCTTCGCCACGTTTGCAATCACATTGTACGACGCCACACGCTGCGCAATACGTTCGCCCTTCGCTACGCTTTCAATCGTCTCCCGCGCCTCGAACGACGCGTTCGCGCAGACCTTGCGCACGAGGGCCATGTGCCTCTTCGCCACATCAAGCGCCCACTTGTTGCCGTCCCATGCGACCCAGCCCATGCCGCCCACAACGTATCGGATATCCGAAACGTGTAGCCGAGCAACGCGCTGCGCCAAAGCAATGTCGCTGTACTCAATCGGTGTTTCGCCCGCAGACGCCACCATACCAAAGTCGTCGTCGCTAAAGTCCGCCACATCGAACTCATCGACCTCGCGTTTGTAGCCAAAGGTCGCAGCTTTATCCGCCAGCCAGTCCCAGCCCAACTCATAGGGTGGGTGCATACGACCGAAGTCTGCTTCGATAGTATCGAGCGAGTTAACGCCGTCTTCCCAACGCTCGGCCCACGATGCGAATATCTCGAACGCATCCGGCTCATGGTCAGGGCCGCACGCCGCCTTGATGGCATAGCCCATGCGGATATAGTCATCACGGTCAGGGAAATGCTCGGTCTTGTTTGGGATGGCCGCTACCGCAGCGGCCACATGCGTAATGCTTGGCGCGGTGAGCGACACCTGATCGACCGACTGCCGCTCGACTGCCTTCTGTGCCGTCTTATCCGCGTGGATAATCTGGCAGCCCATCATCTCCAACGTCTCCGTCAGATCGGCAAAGAACCGCTCAATCTTTTCCCGCGTTACCTTCTTCAACACAGCAGGGCCACGTTGCGTCAGGTCCACATCAAGACTGTATGGCTCCTTAGTGATAGGGTGAATACCGGCGATGACGTACTGCTGCCCGTCACCTAGAAATTCTACAAGCTGCTCGACGCCCCGGTCATCGCGGAACCGCACCTGCATCCGGCCGATCTTTTCATCGGTGCGATACATGAACAGGCGCTTGGGGAAACGACCGATACGCATCGGGGCTTTGCCCAATGCCTTCACCGCCATATCACCAATGACCCTAGCCAGCCCCTCGTTAACAACATCAATGTCAACCGCAGGATATTTGCTTGCCTTCAAGCCGATATTAGCATGGCTGCGGTCCCACCGTTCCACGTCATTCGGCGTCGGCACATAGTCCTGCCAAGCATACCCGCCCCATGTGCCCTGCGCATTCTGCCGACCGGGTGCTTTGCCTGCCTGATCCGCTTGGATTTTAGACATGGCCGACAATTCTGCGTTCGGCGGGATAACGGACACGAGATCGGTGAACCCAATCTCATACAGCGTTTTAAATTTCATTAGTGCAACTCCCTCTTTTCAATTTGGTCTCGTCTCTGGAGCAGTATGTCCATCGCTGCGTCTATCGCGTAGAGCGCAAACTCCGGCTCGGCCTCGGTCAACAATGCGTGGGCGGCGGTTGTCATTACTACGCCGCGCTCAAAGTCTTCTTCAAATCCGATTACGAATACTGGAACAAACTCAACCGTTTGTTCTTCGTCCTTCCATCTTATCTTGTCCATTACTAGACCCCTTCGGCGACACTCCGGCCAGTGTAAGCAGCCTGATTGTCTGCTTGGATTTGCTTCGTGCTTCTACCCGCCGTGAGCGACTGGACATATAGCAGAAGTTCGTAGGCATCAATCTCACCTTCGATTTTTATTCTGTTGCCATCCCGGCTGGTGTAGCCCCGTGTGTTGTTGTCGAGCCACTCGGCCAGTTGTGATGCTAATACCTGTTTCATTTGCTTTTCTCCCTTATCTCAAGCCCACGGGCGTCCAGTGCGGCGAGGATTTCTTTCACATACTCTTCCGGCGTCCATTCGCCGCCTAACCACTCCACAATATCCACCAGCGCCAGTGCTTTGTCTTCAATGTCGGTCATTTCAAATGATCCCCTTCTGCAATCCGATCCGCCAGCCAACGCGTGTTGCGCTCAAACATATTCATCTTACCTGAGCGAAGCCAAGCAATGATGGCTTCCTTCTCGTTGACGGTGGGCGGTGTTTGTTCAGTAGTTTTTGTAGGTCGTGTCATTATATTAACTCCTTGATTTTGAACCCTTTTGCTTCAGCGTAGGCGATGAGGTCGTCGAGCCACATGATCCCTTTGCCTGAAACAAAATACTGATTGATGCCCCGAAAGGGTACATTCTTAACGTCGCCCCATGTGTGGGCCGACTGCTCGTACATCTTTATATCTGCACGATGGACCGACGGATGAGTGCGGCGCAGAAAGTTAGCTGCTTCAGCCGCAATCAATTTCGTGTGGCCGGAGAACTCACGCCGAGCAACTGGCTCATCTCCCTTAACTTCATCCGGAACAAACGTATCTGTTTTCGCGTACCATTCCGCCTTTGGTATAGAAGCAATCCCAGTTTCTCTGAGCCAACCCTTAACCGTTCTGCGGTCGCTGCCGTATAGACGCATGAGTGCGGCGCAGGTCATGGTCGGGGCCATCGTGCGGAAGTTATCAGGAATGGTTTTCTTTCTTCCGCTTGAACTGACAATGACTTCCGTAAGTTTAAGTTCGTCCATCCAACGAACGACCACCGACCTGATCCGGCCGTAATGTTTAACGAGTTGCGTTACGTTCATGGTCCTTGCCATCTCCCTTAAATCATCTGGCGGTGGCGATTTGTGCGAAACGAACTCTCGCTTCAGCCCTATCTTTCTACGCCGAGTATCAACGGCGTCGGCTGAACGGCCAATCACCTCTGCAATCTGCGGGTACGTCAGATTTTTATGGTAAAGTTCTGTGAGAATAGCGTCCTCTTCGGGTCGCCACGGGGTAAAACTCTTCGACATAATCTCCCTCATTTGTCTGTTGCCCTTTTTGGGTGGCACAGTTTGAATATCGAACGCAAGAACTTTTTTTTGTTGACCGCGTTTCAAAACTAGAATACCCATGGCGTATGAAACACGATGACAACAACGAAAACTGGCGTGATGTAATAGGTTTTGAAAATTCTTACGAAGTTTCAGATCAAGGACGTGTGCGCTCTAAAGATAGGTCTTGGCCGCAACGGTCTAGATCAGGGACGGTCTATGAACACGCCGTTAAGGGTAGGGTTTTACGCCCCGGTCCGACAAATTACGGGCACCTATCTGTAGTTCTTGGCCGAGGTAATACGAAAATGGTGCATGCTTTAGTGCTGGAGGCTTTTATAGGCCCACGTCCATCTCCTAAACATGACTCTCGGCATATAGATGGAAACCCTAAAAATAATTCATTAATAAACTTGGCGTGGGGTACGCGTTCCGAAAATATAAAAGATGCAGTACGCCATGGAAGTTGGTTTTCGGAAGCTAGAAAAGAACATCTTAAAAAACTAAGTGGCTATGGTGCAAGGGCGAGAGCAAATGGTTCAGATTGTATCGGTTGATTTTGAGACAAAAAGCGCCGTCGATCTCCGCAAGACGGGCGTCTATAAGTACGCCGCTGACCCATCGACCGACATCTGGTGCATGGCATACAAGGCCCCGTGGTCTGACGACGTGCTGGTATGGCAGCCGGGCGATGAACGGGATACTTATCTCGAAGATTGGATCATGGCAGGCGGATTGCTGTCGGCATGGAACGCCAACTTCGAACGCACAATCTGGAACGAGATCATGGTTAGCCGCTATCAGTGGCCAGCTACGCGCATTAAGCAATGGCGCTGCACGATGGCGCAGGCCAGCGCGATGGGCTTGCCCCGCGCACTAGGCCAAGCGGCTGCCGTCCTTGGCGTTGAAGAACAGAAGGACAAGACCGGCGCGGCCCTTATGCTCCGGATGGCACGGCCACGTAAGGTGAACGCCGACGGCAGCTACACATGGTGGAACACCAAGGATAAGGTTGAGCAACTCATCCAGTACTGTCGCCAAGATGTTAAAACAGAACTGTCCGTCGCAGAAGTACTGAACGAAATGCCTGACAGTGAGCGTCGTCTTTATCAGCTTGACCAACGCATCAACGACCGGGGCGTTAAGGTAGACCGCGACCTGATTGAACGGGTTAGCAAACTTGCTAACTCCGCGTCGGAGAATATCGACGCAGAGATCAAACGCCTTACGAACGGTCAAGTCAAAGCAGCGACGAACGCAATGGACTTAACTGCGTGGCTTCGTGGCTATGAGTTAAACGTCACCTCAGTGGATAAGCAGACAGTGGCGCGGATGCTGAGCATCGACGGGCTGCATCCCATCATCAAGCAGGTGCTGAAGCTACGCCAAGACGGAGCCAAGTCCAGCACCGCTAAGTACGATGCAATGCTTAGCGCCGCAGACGCCGACGACCGTATGCGTGGTCTCCTCATGTATCATGGTGCGGCAACCGGGCGGTGGTGTCTGGCCGAGGGTTCGCTAGTTCGAACACGAATGAATGGGGTCGAAGACGAAACACCTATAGAAAGCGTAACGACCGATCACGAAGTATGGGATGGGGTTGAGTGGGTAGCCCACGAAGGCGTAGTGTTTAGTGGGGATAAACATGTAATTGAATACGACGGAGTTGTTGCAACCACAGAACATATCGTATATGTATCTGATGAAGAGTCCATGCCGTTGGGTGTGGCAAAGCAACTTGGAGTTAAATTATGGGCCGGGAACTAACATATTCGGTGTACCGTTGTACTTCCCCATCAGGGAAGTCATACGTCGGATACACTAGTCAATCAGTGCAGCGCAGATGGGGGCAGCATGTTACCCGCAGTAAAACAAAAGCACGGCACCCGTTTTATGCTGCGATCCGTAAATACGGGCCCGATAAGTTTACGGTACAAACCATTTACACCGCAGTTAATCGCGTAGACGCATTGGCCGAGGAAGTTAGGGTTATTGCGCAGACCGAACCGGCGTATAACGTATCTTTGGGGGGTGAAGATGATAGTGCGGCGGGAGTGTCAGAACTTAAGCGTTTGTTTAACGATCCCGAATGGTTTGCGACGTATCGCTTGCGCCTATCGGAGAGCGTTAAGGCTAGTGATGCGCATCGTGACCGATGGCCATTGCTGACGGAACTGGCGGCTGAGTGGAGGAGAACCAATGTAAAAAAGGCATATAAAATCTCAAGACGTGCGTGTCGGGTGGCAGCTAATAGCGCTCGTGGCGCGGAACGTAAAACACGTGTGGAGTATACCGAAGATTTGCGCCAGAAGATGTCTGCTGCCCAGAAGGTGCGTTGGGAAGAAACCCCGCCTTCAGTGAAGAAAAAGAAGTCAATGGTGTCCCGTCGCGTGACGACAGAGGTATGGGCCGCACGCGATGCGGAAACTAAAGCCGCTATAGCAAAGAAGATTAGTGATAAAACTAAAAAAATCCATGCCGAGCAAAGTGAGACGGAGCGCGCCGAACGAATGTCTCAGTTGGCGCAGGCGCGTAAAAACATAGATCACGAATACCGAAAGCAACGCCAAAGAGAGGCGCTTGCCGCTTACTGGACCCCAGAGCGGAGAGCGGAAAAAGCTGCGAAGATGAAGGCTATTCGCCAAAAAAAATTGGGAGGTGGAGATGCGAACGTATGACATTATAAACGCCGGACCACGCAACAGGTTCATGGCTAACGGAAAGATTGTGTCTAATTCCGGCAAGCTAGTGCAGCCGCAAAACTTCCCCCGTCCGCAAAAGAAACAAGACGAGTTAGATGCAATCATCGCCAAACTCAAAGCGGATGAGGATGTATCCGAGCATGGCGCAGGGACAGTCATCGCCTCTGACTTGCTTCGGTCTATGCTGATTGCCGAGGATGGCCATCGGCTTATGTTTGCCGACTACTCGGCGATTGAGGCCCGCGTTCTTGCATGGATGGCGGGGCAGAACGATCTCGTTGAGACGTTCCGAAAGGGGGGAGACGTGTACAAAGATATGGCATCGGCTATCTACAATGTAGATGTGGCGCAAGTCACTGATAATCAACGACAAATTGGAAAAATGGCTTCCTTGGGATGTGGTTTCGGCATGGGCGGCAAACGCTTCGCCGAGCAGTGCGCCACGATGGGGATCAAAGTAGACGAGGACGAAGCCAAGCGCATCGTGGCTGTCTACCGTGAGAAGAACAATAAGATTGCGCAATATTGGCGCGACATCGAGCAAGACTTTGTAGAGATGGTGAAGCAAGCAGGCAGGGTTGGGACCGTCGGGCTTGCATTACCTAGCGGGCGGTCGCTTACGTACCACAATCCGCGCATCATTCAGCGAGAGACACCTTGGGGGGCTATGCGCGACACAGCCCAAGTCGATACGCTGAATAGTGTGACGCGTCAGTGGGTGTCCCAGATTATCTGGGGTGGCCTATTGACCGAGAACGTGGTGCAAGCGACTGCCCGCGACCTTATGGCCACGGCCATGATGGCGTTGGAAGTCAAGGGCTACAATGTCATCCTGTCCGTACACGATGAAATCATTAGCGAAGTGCCAGATAATTTTGGGTCGCTTGACGAAATGATTGACATTATGACACGAGTTCCGGCATGGGCGGAAGGCTGCCCGATCAACGCCGAGGGTAAACAGGGAAAGAGGTACCGGAAATGACAGCACATGCTAAGTTCGGCGCGTCGAATGCAAAGCGCCGCATCAACTGCCCCGGTTCACTCAACGCCGAGGCTCCGTTCCCTAACGAGAGTTCACCTTACGCCGAACTTGGTACGGCTGCGCATGAATTTGGGGAGTTCTGCTTAATCAATGGACATGAAGATGCCTTCGCCTTCATTGGCCAAGAGCACAACGGCCACAAGGTTGACGACAACATGGCGCGTGCGGTGCAGGTTTACATCGACTACATCCGAGATGTGGCCGCATCGGAACCAAGCATCTGCCGCTATGAGAAACGCTTTAGCCTAGACAAACTTGATCCGCCCATGCCGATGTTCGGCACGGCCGACTGTATCATCTACGCCAAAGCAACCGGAACGCTGTACGTCATCGACTATAAGCACGGCCAAGGTGTCGCGGTTGAAGTCGCGGACAACGAGCAGCTTAAATATTATGCGCTCGGAGGCATATTAGAGATTGGCGAGAAGGCTCCGGTCAACAAAGTTATAACGGTCGTTATACAACCACGCGCCTCACACCCTGATGGGCCGGTGCGGGAGTACAGCTACAGCCGTGACGATATACTGGACTACGGTACAGAACTTATCGACGCAGCACATGCGTCCCTGAAGCCGGACGCACCGCGCATTTCGGGTGAGCACTGCACGTTTTGTCTGGCGGCGGGAACCTGTTCGGCTCTGCGCAACAACGCCCTTGAGATTGCACAAGACGAGTTCGGCACAGTACGAACCATCAATGACCTAACCCCACAGGAGATTGCGGACTATCTGCAAAGGGTTCCGCTGATTGAAAAGTGGATCAAGTCTTTGCGCCGCCACGCCAATAGCCTACTCGAAACTGGCGAGGCGCTTCCCGGCTACAAGCTGGTGGAGAAACGACCGACCCGCCGCTGGCGTGTTGAAGAAGAATTTGTGGCTTGGGCCACAGAAGAAGGTCTCGATGACGACGACATCTACGAAAAGAAGTTGAAGTCGCCACCGCAGATCGAGCGTGTTGTGGGCAAGAAGAACTTGCCCGCATCGCTCGTCATAGCTGTATCATCCGGCACATCAATGGTCGCTGATACAGATAACCGTCCTGCCGTTGCCTCATTGGCGGCGGATGACTTTACCGTTGAATAAGGAAATACCGATGTCAAAAGTTATTACACCCGAAGCAATCATCTCTTATCCGCATGTGTTCGAACCACAGACACCTCCGGGTGCAAGTGAGCCAGTCTATTCTTGCTGCCTTGTATTCCCTGACGGCACTGACATGTCCGAACTCAAAGCGACGGCGGCTGCTGTGGCCAAGGAGAAGTGGGGAGACAAGACAAAGAGCCTCATGGAAGGCGGCAAAATCCGTATGCCTTTCCGCAACGATGGCGAAGAGAAGGGCTATCCAGAAGGCTCGGTCTTCATGAACGTCAAGTCGAAGCAGGCCCCCGGTGTTGTCAGCAAGTTTGCTGGCGAGAACGGCAAGCCTGCTCCGATTACAGACCCTAAAGAAATCTACCCCGGTGCGAAGGTCCGTGCCTCGCTGCGCGCATATGCGTACAGCGTGAACGGCAACAACGGCGTTGCGTTCTCTCTGGGCAATCTTCAAAAGGTGGGCGACGGTCAACGTATGGATGGCCGTCTGTCCGCTGCCGACGAGTTCACTGCAACGGAGCGTCCGTCCGCAGACATCTCCGACCTTGACGATTTGCTCTAAGTAAAAGGGAGGGCCGGGGAGTTGGAAGTCGCCCCGGCCCTTCTTAATCTAACGCCTCAGAAATCATCTGGGCTTTCTTGGCTAGGGTCTTAGCCACAATCTCATCAACAGAATTGACAAGGCCGAACGTCCGCACGATGACGGGCTTTGTCTGGCCGATGCGATGGCAACGCTTAGCCGCCTGCGCGTTCACCGCCGGAACCCAATCCATCTCTACGAACGCCACCTGACTTGCGGCTGTCAGCGTGATTGCGGTTGAGCAGGCCGTGATCTGGCCGATGAATACACGCACCTTCGGGTCGGTCTGGAAGTTGTCAATCGCCGCTTGACGGTCGGCCGTTGGCATACCGCCTGCGACCACCACCGGGCTGAAGTCTTTGAGCCTATCGTAAAGCGTCTGTATCGCGTCGGTGTGGTAGGCGAAGATTACGATCTTGTCGTAAGCATCATCTGCCAACTCGCCCGCTATCTGTGCGGCGATGGGCGCTGCCTTGGCCGCACCAGTCAGCCGACGCAGTGACGCGATGTGAGGGGCGATGCTTTCAATCTCGGTAGACAAGTCTTGATTTGTCAGCGAATGCGCGAGGATCATATCGACCGCTTCGGCTTGGCGTGGATCGTCGATGTGTTTCCTGTCGCTCCAGTTAGCTATCTCGACTGGCGCGCTCTGCCACCAGATAGGCGGCAAATCTTTAAGCACGACTTCGCCCTTGCGGCGCAGCATGATTGCTTTCAGCACGGTCTTGAACTCGGCCATGCGTTCAGTCTTATTGCCAAGGATTTGAAGGCCGAACTGTCCGCTCCAAGTCTTGCAGAAATACGTTGTGTATTCGGCGAAGTTTAGTGGGTACTGCCAAATCGCTTTAAGATGGGTCCAGAAATCGCTGACATTATTAGGGATGGGAGTACCGCTAAGAAGCCAAACACGATCAGCAAACTTAACAAGGCCATCACCGCGACAGTACTGGCCATATAGATACTTTGTGCGCTTAGCAGTACGGTTCTTGAGATAATGAGCCTCATCCAGAACGAGAACGTCTGGCTCAAACTTTGCGATTTCATTGCGGACCTCCTTCGACTGTGTGATTTTATCGTAGCTGAAGACTTTGACTTCGCGCTCGACGGTTCCCCATCGCTCGAACTCACGCCGCCAGTTAATCTTTGCGATAGCCGGGCAGATCACGACGACCTTTGTGAGGCCGAGTGTATCACAGGCTGCTATCACTTGAAGTGTTTTGCCAAGACCCTGCTCATCGGCAAGGAATGCGGCCGGGTTCTTACAGAGAAAGTCTGCGCCGACCTTTTGGTAATCGAATAGATGGTTCATTGTCTTCCCTCTCGGCGGCGTAGCAGGCAAGAAGCGCAGCTTCGGCCCGGCCGTCATCCTTTTTCCGTGCGAAGAGATGGGCGTAATCCGGGAACAACTCTTGTGCCCGCTGACGACTGCCGTCCTTCCCTCCGAACGTGCGCATAGACTTAATCCAAGTCGCAGGCGGTATCAACTCAAAAGATACAGACAGGCCAGCAAGGACACCTTCGACGATACCAGCAGCCCTGCCAAAGCTGAACATCGAGGATACACCTTGGCCCGGCATGGCGTGGACCTTCTCGATGAGGGCTTTGATCTCGCCGGATACATGTGGCCGCAGGCTATCTGCCAGCATGTGCGCGTCAACCTGATTGACGACACGCGGCCCACGTTTGACTTTAAGAGTAGGCATGTCGATGATGACAAGTTCTCGGCTATCCTTATCCAGAATAGCAACAGCCCCGAACGCGCCGGGATCAATGCCCATGAACTTCATGGGCGATAGGTACAATATCAGAAGCTAGTTCGCAAGTGACTGCGTGGCCCCAAAGACTTACGGTGGCGAAGCCCGTCGGGTTTGTGGCGACGCTTCGACTTTGGCTGCGGCCGCCATGTCATGTCTTTAACGCTAGTCTTCTTGGCCATTACTCGCCTTTCGTATACACCTTATAGTCGCCGGGATCGGTGTACTCAGTACCGACAGGAAGCGCGTCAAACGCTTTTTTGTTTGCAGGGATAGGGGCCTTAACCAACTGCGCGTAGTATTCTCGGAATGGTTTACCCACCGATTTCATATAGTCGCGGTCAAGTCTGATCTTATCTTCACGGCTTTGGTCGTTGAACCAAATTAATGCGGTAAAGTTTTCGTTCTCGTTCTTAACGGCCTCACGTGCTGCTTTGCGGATACCCTTGTAAAATTCACGGAACATTTCGGTTTGCGTTAACTTATCCGCATTGCGGTATTCTGGCGAGTTGAAATATTCTTGGGCGTTGTACTCAGCGTAGTCACCCATGACCTGACGCTGGCGGCGGTCAAGAGCAGAGAAACCTTCCTTTTGGTACAGATCGCGTTCGTCTAGGCCAAGGCTGCGCATCTCGCGCTCGATGATGTTTGCGGGTTTGCTTGTCGCAAGACCCGTAACTTGGCGTAATAACGGATCGACTGTCTGTGCGGGGCCTGCCTTGGATGCGTACTCTTGTTCGGGTAGGTTGAGCAAACGCGTCTGCGCAAATGGGACTTCGCGCAAAGCTGCGCCAAGAAACGGTGCTTCGGATGTATCGCGAAGAATAGCTTCCTCTGGATTGGCCTGCGCTACAATGTCCTTGACTGTCCCGCCATACGGAATTAGCCCGCCAATGGCGCTGCCAAGAGTTTTCTTGATGGCATCCATTCCTTTATCGCTAAGTGTCCCTGAGCGACTAAGATCGCGCATAAGTTCGTCTGCGACATATAGGCCCGCGCCAGCACGGAACTGCGCGCCACTGAGACCTTGCAAGATGTCGGCGGAACTATATGCTTGGTCTAGAGTATCGTCTTGGTATCGGTTGATAAGATCGCCGAGCAATAAGTAGTACGGCATCGGAAAGATTGGACGCAAATCCTTTTCGGTTCCATCCGGCATCTTGGCGGTGTACCATTTGCTGCCTGCGTACTCGCTCTTTTGAAATTGCATAGCGGCGTAGACCATTGCCAAGCCCATTATGCCTTCTGACAAAACGGCGGTGTCGCCGCTCATGACTTTTTCTCGACCTTTTTTGGTTAAAGCACTCAGCATTCCGGGACCATAGCGATACTGGAAGTTTAACGCATTAGCGATAAATCCGGGATAGCCTATAGTTACGGCCCCAACTGGACCGCCTTGATTGTTAATTAAGTCGATAACTTGTTTAGCATTTTTGCCCAAGAACATCGGCCCGCCTTCTTCTGCTTTACGCGAAAAGACGAACTGCGCCGTATCGTTGAGGGCTTTCTCCATAACTTCTTGCGGAACGGTATGGATTGTCTGGTTTGCTACCATTTCATCAAAATTAAATCCAGCGCGGCTAGTGGCCCGGCGCAAGAAGGCGGGGAATACCGCTTTGCGGGTCATGCCGTCAGCCCACCGACCAAGAAAATTAGTAGCGTCTATCGCCTTCTCGACCTTCGAAAACTTATCAGACAGCGCCGGACGCACATTGTCCGCGCTATAAGTATCGAGAAAGTCACGAGATACTTTAGGCGCGTTACGCTGTAATTGGTCTAGGAGTTCACGTGTTTGTTGGCGTCGGCCTGAGCCTATGTTTTGCGAAAACAAAACGAACGCATCGCCATAATTAATTTCACGAGTAGGACGCCCAGCCACGGAGCGAACTGGGTTTAGAAGAACCTGATTAAGTGCATTGTCCGCAACATTTGTTACCACATCAAGCGGTGCGTTAATGAGGCTTCCAAGAATATCGCGGGTAACTTTCGCTGCTTCCACGATAAAAGTTCCACGAATGGCGTTGCCTGAGCGCGCCCAAAGAGAAGGGGGCGGAACTTCTTTGTTGAATTTTTGAGCAATATCAACCGCGCCTTCTGGGATTTTGTTTGATGCACCCCGGAGATAGGCAAGGGTGCGACCCGCATCGCCGACTGTCTGCCGAACGCCAGTCATGATCTCCATCCAGTCTTCTTCTTGGAGGATGTCGTATTTCTTGTATAAGTCCTGCACCATCTCCGGCGGTAGGGTGTCCGCGTGGAAATGCTGACGAAAGAAATCAATGAATGGAACTTGACGATCCCATTGTAGGTTAGCCGTCGTCAAATAATCCGCCGCAAAGTCCGCGACCTTCTTGTTCACAGGCAACTTTGTTGTTGGGTTGGTAAGGTCTTTCTTCTCAAGATTAAGAAGCGCGGCACGGCCCTGCTCTTCTGTGATCTTCGGAGCAGGCGGGACTTCAAGTTTCGGTGCTACCGCAGCTTCAGGAATTACTGCTGCTTCGGGAACTACCGCAGCTTCAGGGATTGCCGCTGCGGCCACGGGGGCTTCCGGCAACTCAACAGCCTTCGCCTTTGGCAGCTTACTTGGCACAACAGGGGTGGGGGCAACACGTGCAGCAACTGCGGCCATCTCCGGGGTGAGCGCAGTTTCGGGAACCGCTGCTGCAATCTCCTCTGCAACTGCACCGGGGCCAGTAGCAAAACGATCAACAGCCGCGCTAAATTCTGGTGCGGCGCGGGTGAAACCCCTAGCGATTGGTTTGGCCGCAAACGGCGCGGCGAGAAGCCCAACGTTGAAGATGTCACCAAGTGTTGCACGACCGGTTAGAAGATCGCCAGCACTGCGTTCGGTTGCTTCGATACCGAGTATGCCTTCAGTACCGGTTTTGATGTTCCTAAGTATATTACTGGCGTAGTCATTGGCCCGGCGCGTATCCCAACCCGGAATTAGATCGGCTAAAGTTGCAAAACCGGATTGAAGTTTATCGTAGACCCCGCCCGTAATGGTAGTGGGGCGGTATGCTTTTAGTTCTGGTTGCCGGTTTGCAACGAGACTAATCTCTTCGGTCGGGGCAGCGGCCTGCGTCTGGTCAAAAGGAACTGCTGGCGAACGCGCAACAACAGGAGCCGCAAGCAGAGGGCCTTTGTAGTTCTTTGCAATCCACGCATCGGCGGCAGCTTTAAGTTCTTCGTTACTGTTAAGCGACGTTACACCGGGAAGCGTTATCGTCTCCCCAGTGGCAGGAATTTTCAGGAATACTGGTTCGCCTTGCGGCTTCGCCTCGGCCATAAAGGCTCCTTTTTATGGATACGTTTTACCGCCAGCGGGTTTTGGTGGTGGTGCTGGCGTATACCCAGAAGTCGGTGATTTCAGACCGGTCTTAATCTGCCGTGTTGGGTTTTTTGGGTCAACTGCCACAATACCATCGGCTGTAGTTATGAACCGATACGACGGCGCGCTTCCGCCACCTTCACCCCGGCCGTCACCACGAGCGAAGCGCGCCTTATCCAGCGCAAGACTGCTGGCTTGGTACGCGGTCATCTGCTTCGGGATCGACACAACAAGTTCGTTTGTATCTTCGTTGCGAATTTCAACCGCGTTGCCAACGTCAATCTCGCGTGTTTTGGACGGCATCTTCTGATCTGTAACGACAGATGAACCGTCGCCAAATGTCAGTCGCACATTGCCGGTTGCCGGATCGCGGTCACGGTTAAACACTTGTTTCGGACGGAACGCTTCTGTCTGCACCAACTTAAATGCTTCGGCTGGGTCTGCGTTCTCAAGAACGCCACGCTGGCCTTCTGGCAAAGACGACGCGTATTGCTTAATAAATGCGCGCTGCTGCTGCTCTCTCTGCTGTGACTGCTGCAACTGCGCAATCTGGTACTGCGCGTTCAGCTTGTCCATCTGTTGCTTGCGCACGCCTTGAAGAACAGCGGCCGGGTCGGCAGCGCCACGGCTACCTGCGGCCTGAAGCACTTGGCCAAGCGCGCTGATCTTTTCGCCAGTCGATAGCTGGCCGATGCCACCGCTCATAAGAGCCTGCATATCCTGAATGTACTTTGCCGTTGGCGAAAGTGTAGGTTGTGCTGCTGCGACTGGTGCGGCCTGAGGCGCGATAGTCGGCAGAACCCCAACAGAACGCACCGCGCCACCCGGAGGCGTGCGGTTCGGGACCAATGATTGCAGCAATGTTTCCATCGGGGTTGCCATCTAATTAACCCTTCTTGAAGAGATCGAGAATAGTACCAATCGCGGACGCAGCCGAACCAACTTGGCCGAGCGTTGATTGGCCGGGCTGAGTTGTCGTTTGTGTCATTGGCGACGGAAGACCCTGCGAACCCATGAGCAAAGTCTGAAGCTGCTGTTGCGGGAAGCCGCGCTGTTCGAGGAAGTCCTTGTAGGCCAGATCAAGGTTCTGCTGAGCCATGCCACGCTGTGCTTGGCCTGCGCCTTGAAGCATTGCCGCGTATGCCTGCTGATTGCCCAGCGCCTGTTGGCCGAAGCCGGACAAGGCTTGTGCACCCGCAAGCTGCTGACCCGGCAGACCCTGTGCAAACCCAGCGGCTTGCGTGTTTCCCTGATTATACAGGTTCGCCAGCGTCTGAGCCGTATTCAAATC